CCTAGCCTTTCCTCAATAAAGAGAAAAGCCTTCAGCCAAAATCCAGTACGGACACTCGACACCCGCCAGTCGTTCAGGTCATAGGCACTAGCTTCGCCACCCATCTGCGCGGTGTTGCAGACCTTTTCCCACCAGTACCGCTACTTACTTGATGCGCTGTTGATGGAGTTATCCCCGCCCACATTCAAGCCAATCGAGTCCTTTGGCTGGGTTCTGAGTCCCACTTCGCGCCAGACGAACTTCGGTTCTGGCTCCAGAAAGCAAAAAACCCCTTTGGTTCTTAGCTCCCCACTTGGCGGGTGGTGACGCCCCGTGAGGGGCTAGGAAGCTAAGACCAAAGGGGTCTGAAGTTTTGTCGGCCCGCCAAGGTCGATGTAGAGAATTTACCAAAGACTCAACCGCGTGTCAATACCTATGTTGCAAAGTTGCCATACAAAGGTAAACTAACTTCGTTAGCTCCCGCCCGGTATGGGCAATTCAAGGGTCAAAAATGGACGAAATCCAGCCGGAACCAGCTCAAGACACGGGTGCTTTTTGCATCGAAATCAAATTCAACCCCGATGGAACCATCCAAGTCGGTGTTGAAGAGTTGACGCCGGATGAAGAGGGTGGCGAGATGGGTAACTATCAAACCGTCCCCGACATGCAAGCTGCCCTGGCTCTAGTCCAAGAGCTATACGAAAGCGGTGGGAAGCCTGTGGCCGACCCATCCCAATCAATGGAAGAAGGCTACCAATGAACATCGAAGAGGCTAAGGCTGAACTCACAGCCAATGACGTGACCCTTGATGCAATGGCAGATTTGATCCTGGCCCGTGTAGCGAAGTTCTTCGGAGAGTGCGTAGGAGATGAATCATTCTGCGCTATAGCTGTAGACGAGAGCCGTGCCCCCAATGGGAAGCTCCAGAGTATCACCCTGGTCCCATGCGACGAGGTAGATGGGACTCCGGTTCGGCGCGTGAATCGTGAGATTCCAAAGACGTTGGTGTTGGCTAAGGCATGACTGTACACACGCACTCACTGGCCGCCGGTAATCCAGCAAGGAAGCCTTTACGCACCTTTAGGGAGTTCGTAGAGGAATTCGGCGTCAGCTCTGGTGTGCTTAGACAGGCTCTCCAAAGTGAAGACTCACCGAAGCCTCAATTAATCCACTCAAACGCTCGCACAACAAGGAACCGTTGGTACGTCGTCAAAGACATGCGCGACTGGTGGAAGAAGCGGCAAGGGGTCCAGTAATGAATGAAACAGAAGTTATCGACGGTACAGAGCTGATTCAAGACATTCGGACGCTCTTGACGCTTGCCGTTATGGCGATGGATGACGATGCAGAAGTGATCCACATCAATGAAGAGCTAACCGCAACCACACAGTTTGTCGTGAAGGCAGCACTGAACCTATTGGACACAATGATTGGTGATGAGCTAAGTGAGCCAGTAGCCACGCTATTGAGTGCCGTAAAGGCTCAGATGGCTATTGCAGCGGCATCGGGGCACTGAGATGGCGACTAAGAAGGCTCCGGTTAAGAAGGTTGCAGGCGCGGATTGGGCGTTTGTATGAGCCTCACTCCAAAACAAGAGAAGTTCGCCCAGAAGTACGTTGAGCTTGGCAACGCCAGCGAGGCTTACAGGCAGTCGTATGACGCTGGGAAGATGAATGCCGCAACGATCAACGTGAAGGCGAGTGAGCTACTTGCTAACGGTAAGGTCGCGGTAAGGGTCAAGGAACTGCAAGATGCCGCCCAAAAGCGCCATGAATTGACCATTGACGACATCATTGCGGAGCTTCAAGAGGCCCGTGACATTGCTTCCCAGATGGTCACTCCGCAGGTTTCTGCGATGGTTGCGGCCTCCATGGGGAAGGCCAAGATCCTCGGGTTCATTAAGGACAAGGCTGAAGTCACAGGAAAAGACGGTGGCCCCATTCAACACAGCCTTGCCGTGAAGTTCGTTGCGCCATGACAGAGACTGAAATCCAACTACCAGATTGGGCTCAGTTCCTGTTTGAGCCTTATCGGTACAAGGTCGCCTATGGTGGCCGAGGGTCTGGAAAGTCTCACAGCATTGCAAGGTCAATGCTTATTCGCGGCGCTCAGAAGCCGCTTCGCTTTTTGTGCGCCCGTGAGGTGCAGAAGTCGATCAAGGATTCTGTTCACCGCTTGCTGTCTGACCTGATAGCTGACATGGGGATGGATGACTTCTACGAGGTGTTTGAGACGGAGATACGTGGAAAGAATGGTTCGCTGTTCCTGTTCAGCGGTCTATCGTCACAGACAGCAGCCTCTATCAAGTCGCTAGAGGGCTGTGATGTGTGCTGGGTGGAAGAGGCTCAGAATGTTTCCAAGCGTAGCTGGGACTTGCTTGTCCCGACGATCCGAGCAGAGAACTCGGAAATCATCGTTTCTTTCAACCCTGAACTCGAAAGTGACGAGACTTACCAGCGGTTTGTAGTAAACCAACCTCCAAACAGTAAGGTGGTGGAGGTGAACTACAGCGCAAACCCGTGGTTTCCACAGGTGCTTGAGCAAGAGCGCATTCATTGCCAACTGACCAACAAGGAAGATTACTCCCAGATTTGGGAGGGAAAGTGTCGCCTTGCTGTGTCTGGCGCTATCTATGCTGGCGAAGTGTCGGATGCCATTCGGCATGGTCGCATTTGCAATGTCCCGTATGACCCTAAGCTGAAGGCTCACACGGTCTGGGACTTGGGATGGAACGACTCCATGACGATCTCTATCGTCCAGCGGGTTCGCTCGGAAATCCGTGTCATTGATTACATCGAAGAGAGCCACAAAACTCTTGATTGGTATGCCGCCGAGCTGAACAAGCGCAACCTGAACTGGGGAACCGATTGGCTTCCACACGATGGGAACACCAGGGACTTTAAGACTGGCAAGAGCGCAGCGGAGATTCTGAAGGCTTTTGGCCGCAAAGTGAAGCTGGTTCCGAACATTGGTGTGGAGCCGGGTATCAAGTCGGCTCGCATGATGTTCGATCAGGTGTATTTCGACAAGACAAAGAGCGCACGTCTGATCGAGTGTTTGAAACGCTATCGGCGCTCTATCAATCAACAGACCAATGAGTCTGGCTCTCCCGTGCATGACGAGTTCAGTCACGGTGCAGACAACTTTCGGTATCTCTCAGTCATTGCAGACCAGCTCACTAATGAGCAGCAGTCTGTGCATTTCATCCCAGCCTATCGCCCGAGTGATCGGTCTATGGGTGTTCTCGGCTAAGGAGCAACTATGGCAACAATCGCATACACACACACCGAAGATGGCAGCGTCAATGACGGCTCTGTCTCTGTTTTCCAGTGGACACCACTGACCACAACAAACCCTGGTGGGGCACCGATTGGCGCTGTTCAGTACGCAGACCGCTCTGTTCAGGTGGTGGGCACCTTTGGTGCTGGCGGCTCAATCACGTTCCAAGGTAGTAACGATGGGACGAACTGGGCAGCTCTGAATAACGCCCAAGGCTCTGTCATCGCTTTAACCGCTGCAAGCCAGTTAAAGCAGATCGTGGAGATTCCGCGCTACATCCGGCCCTACGTCACCGCTGGTGATGGGACAACTTCTGTGACAGCAATCCTGGTTGCACGTCGCGCCAACCCACTGAGGACATAAACATGAGCAAACTGACTGTTGCCGATTCGATCCGCAATCTTGCGGTGATGTACCAAAACATGGTTGAAGCTGCTGACACTCTGGAGGCCATTGGCTCTCTAGAACAAGCGGCAAAAGAAGCCAAAGCAGCAACGGCTGCTGCTGCTGCGGAGCGTGATGCTGCTACCAAAGACCTGAAGAAGGCCAAGGATGCGATTGCAGAAGCTAAAGACAAGGCCAAAGCAGTCGCTCAGGAAGCCAGTGATTCTGCTGATGCAACGGCTATCGCTGCTAAGTACAAAGCTGACTCCATCGTGGCCGATGCAGAAACCCGGGCTAACTCCCTGATTGCTGCTGCTGCTGCAAAAGCCAACGACTTGATTGCCCCATCAGTGGCTCAGGCCGAGGTTTTGAGCGCAAAAGTAGCAGGGCTGAAGGACGAAGTAGCCAAGCTGGAATCGCTGCGCTCTCAGATGGTTTTGGAGGCTAATGCAGCCGAAGAGAAGCTAGCCAAGGTGCAAGCGCAGATTCGCAAGATGGCTGAGGTTTAAGGAGTCCCCCCATGTCCATGTCCAACGCCAGCGAAACCAATTTGCTGCTGATCCTCTTCAACAACACCGACTGGGCCAATGTGGGCGATGCCGCAGGCCTGCAAAACAGCGCCGCAGCGGGCAGCTTCTACGTTGCGCTGCACACCGCAGACCCCACCGACGCGGGCAACCAGACCACCAGCGAGGCCGCGTACACCGGCTATGCCCGTGTGGCTGTGGCCCGAAGCGCGGGCGGCTGGACGGTATCGGG